TCTGCCTCGACCAGGAAGGGAAACCATCTACCTGACGCCAATCGAACTCCACCACAAGATTCGCCTGATCGATGTCCCCGATGAACTGTAGAGGGAACCATGCGTTCATCATGTTCTCCTCGTACTCGTCCAACGAGGATCTGGTAATGAAACCGGAACCGGTAGCGTCCTCGATTAACTCGGAAACAATCAACGTCTCACTGGGTAGGTCCTGAGGCGAGACGTAATAGAAACCCCAAACCTCACTCCAATCCCCTATTTCATTCGGAGTGACCGATGTACGAACGGCACGAACACGCCAATAGAAGAACTCACGACTGGCTAAAGTACCGGCAGGAATGGTTACCGTAGTAGCGCTGCCCGAAGTGGTCCAAACTAACCCGGTATCGAACCCGCTATCCCGACTGACCTGAACCTCATACGCAAAAGTGCCACTACCGGTCACAGGCTGCCAACTGAGGGTAACAGGATCCGTCTCCTGGGTGTTGTCCAACGGACCTACCAACTGCACCGTAGGCACTATACTGGCGGCGGATATGGTGCTGAAACGAAGGGTGGTACGAGTGCCTGACTTACGACCCGTGAATGCGGGAAGGTCCGGTAGTATGGTCAGAAGATAGGTGCGACCGGGCTGAAGACCGGGAATGGTGAACCGAACGACGTCTGTCTGGATGGGTGAAGTGGGATAAACAAGATTCAGATGAACCGCAGTGTCTGTCTGCTCATCCGAAATAATGATATACTGGTCCAACCCGGCGGTGGTGATAATAGACGGATGGAGCGGTACGCTGAACTTCAGCTCGAAGACATGGTTCAACGCGACGTCCTTCGCCCCGTCCTTCGGATTGGATGATACGAGTGCGGGGAGGTACTTAGATATATCCATCTCTCAAAGCCTCCACGAGAGGCATGAATGGCGTGGAGGTGGGGAGGGGCTTGATCCCTCCCCACAGTCTCACCTTAAGGAGGCGACACCTGACGAATGGTGACCACCGGAGCGTAGTTGGTATCAAGACGCACGTTCTTGATGACGGTCATGCCGCGACCCTGGTTCAGAGCCGCAACACCATACCGCTCCTTGAACTTCATCATACGGGCGTCTCGACGCCAATCCTCGAAGTCGTCCATGCTCATCGGCTCACGCTGCAAGATCAAAATGCCGTTGTTTCGGTCCACGATGAGGATGTCACTGATGTTGGCATCCGGAAGATTCGCCGGGTTCGGCCATGCGTTGCCGCTACCCGTGTGTCCGGTGATCTTGCTGCGTAGGGTGAGCGGCATGAACGGGGTCACCACGTAGTTGATCGCCCAAGGCAGGTTGGCGGACTGGTCGAAGGTCGGCATGTTGCGCCACACCGTCTGACCGATTTGACCGCCGTGCAGGAACTGGGCACGCAGGATAGGATCCTTGGCAAGCACAACCCAACTCAACGGGTGCATAACGATGTCGGTTGGGATGTACTCATGGGCTACTAAAGCCCCAAGCGCATCGATCAGGTCATCGAAATGCACCGTGTAGTTGTACCTGCCGTCCGCACCCATACCGTGCGTCCAGAAGTTCACGTCGTTCACCGAGTTGTCGTAGACAGGGTGCGCTTTGGCAATCGCCTCGTTGAAGATCTTCTCTTCCTTATGGCGCATCAGCGCGTAACCCGCCGCCTCGATCATGTAACCAAGCACGTCCCACATGGAGTCGTTGATGATCTCCTCGCTAATCGCAAACGCGAGACCGGACTTGGTCACCTTGATCTCGATGAACTGACGGGTGAACGCAGGGCTCTGCTCAGGATACTCCTGAGTTTCGCCGATGTCAAATGCGCGAAGGGCGCCCACAACGGGGAACTCGAACGAACGCACGTTGTCCACCTGAATGGTCTTCGCCAATACGGTCTGACCGATCATCAGGGGCTCACGACCCCGCAGAAGCGTGTCCGAAATCGCACGCGGGAACAGAATCGATGCGTCCGCCGATTGCAATGCCTCCGTAATGGTGATGCGAGGCGCCTCACTCGCGCGGTAACCATGTTCCAGAAGCTTCTTGATCAACTCGACCTGCTTCTGGTAGCGCTTCATCGACTGCTCGTTCACATCGAACTTCAGTTCTCGAGAGAGCTCCTCGATGTAGCGCTCATAATTATCCTGAACGATCTGCTCGAAAGTCTTCATAGGAATGTTGCAGGATTACCTGCAGAGCACACCTCCTCACTTAGTAGATTATCACGCGCATGGCGCCTGCCACGTTTGGTACATCCAAATGCGGAGGCATACCAACAATTCCGGAACCACCGGAACCGTCGGTCAAGCCGATCTGACCGGATGCCCACAGGCGTCCGTCGCGGTAGCTGGTCTCGTAAGAGTAACTCACACGAACTGCGGTTACGCTCACGTTGCCCGCGAAGAACAACATACCGGTCGACGGATCGATGGAGTGATACTTACCAATCGACCAGTTCGCTACCCAGTCGGAACCCAAAGGCATCTCCAACCAACCGGCACCGGACGAGATGGTATTGCCCTCCTCGTTGACGTACGAGCCCTGGATCTCGACCTTGATGGGCTTCCAGAACGCCACGGGACGATTCAGCAAGCGATACTGCTGACCTGCCACTACAACCGCAGGTGTCTCGTTGGTGACATCCGAAGTGGGCACTCGAATGGCAAGCGGCGGATAATCCCACTGCGCGAAGTTGTCGGTCACCCATTGCAACCAACCCTGCATCAGGTGTGCCTGGTCGATTCGCTGCAAGCGGACAACCTCACCGACAATCTGGTCCGCATGCTGACCGAACTCGTACAGAACATACTGAACCGCAGTACCGAAGGTAGCCTCCCAGCGGCTGGCCGAAGAGTTCCAGCTTAGGGTAGCCGAAGTCACGACCAACGCGCCGGATGCGTTGAAGGTAGCCAACACGGTCGGCTGGAACGCAGGATAGACCGCTGCAGTCAACGGGATGTTGGTCGCAGCGGAACCGTGATTCAGCAACACCTGACGCCGAGGCAGCCACTTCACAATACGACCCTTGTCCATCGGGTTCGGTGTCGTGGAGGTCATCGAACCGAAGTAGGCGGTCACCCGATCACCGGCCTGAAGCTGCCCGTAAGCGTCATTCACCGTGGTAATGTAGGGCAACTCGATGAACTCCTGCTTAACGACCACCGGAGCCCACTGGATGTGCTGCTCATGCTTGCGCAGAATGTTCGTTTGTGTGTAGCCGATAGGCTTGTTACTTACACCGTCTGCCATAGTCACAACGGTGTAATCCCCGTAGTTGTAGGGCGATGGACGTACGGCCAAAATGCGCCCGCGGGGAATCACGATCTGATCGAGCGTAGGATAGCGCGGATCCGTACCCAAAGGCGGAAGGGAAGGATCGACTACCCACTGCTCGGCAGGAGCGTTGATGCCGCTCAACTTGATTTGAGTCGACCAACGCCGATCCTTAAGTGGTTGTACACCAAAGTTAGGCATACACTGGCGCAGACGATACCGTCTGCCTTTCACCTCCTCTTATAGTCCCTGTTATAACTACAGGAAGTGCTACTTGAAGAAGACCCGAATCACGTCGTCCTCATCCGTTTCGGTTACCTGAAGCTCCCCGCTCTTGATGGCATCGAGCAACTCATCTACCGCACTGTAGCTTCGCATGCTCTTGACGTCAGACTCTTCGGTCTGTGCATTAGAACCGTCTGTCTGATCCATGATGCCTTCCAACGGGCTCTTCACGTCGTCTAACCGCTTAGACCAGTCCGTCGGAGCGAACGCCGAACTCAGGTCCTCTATCAAGGATTGCAAGAACTCGGAAGAACGCTGACGGAATAGCTCGGTCAACTCCTGCGCGGTCTTGTTCGCCGCCACCGGATAACCGGCAGAAAGCGCCAAACTTACCGCACGCGAAACCAGAGACTCCCGCTCTAACTCCGCCAAACGCTGCTCCAACTCGGTTGCGCGATTCTGCCAGTCCACCAGCTGACCCTCCAACTCCTCAACAAGGCGCTTGAGCTCGGCGTTCTCATCGAGCACCGACTCATCGGACCCGGTGTGGTTGGATGTTGGCGAGGAATGAAGAGCCAACTCGAACTGCTCATCGCACAACTCCACCAGTACAGTACCGCCGGAAGCGAGAACCACACGCGAACCCTCCAAATTGGAAGGTAACTGCGTGTACTCCACTTCCTTCACGTCCAGACGACTCTCGGGCATCAGCCAAAAAACAACCATGCTCTCCCGATCATCGTCTTGACCCGTCTTCATGCCAAGCGCACGAGCCTTACGCAATAAACAGGCACGCACACGCGCCTTCTGCGCAGGACTCAGCTTGGCACGTCCCAATAACCGCAGACCCGCAAGAACATGAGCCTTGTCATGGGCGGGGAAACTGCGGTTCGGACCGCAGAACGCCGAATCGGGCAACTTCTTGCGCTGCGCCGCAGTCAGCTTCGCCTCAGGGAACGGAAGCTCGCCGTCAATGCAATACAACTCCTCCGGCGAAACCTCTTCATCATCGTCCCCTTCCGCAACGCCAACAGGGGCGGACTCCTCTACAGATTCCCGAGAGGAACCTGCAGTGGACTCCTCACGCAACTCTTCCTCATCGGCAGCTTCGGTGTATGAAGCGGAATCATGAGAGTGCTCGGTAATAGCATCCGTGTGCGCCTCATGAACCACTCCATCCACCAAACTATCTAACTCTGCCATTTCGAACCCCCCAGTTGTCAGAGTACCGCTATCCATAGTCTTCGAAATGACCATGGCATCGCTGTCAGAAGGAACGTTCACGAACGAAATCTCAATTAACTCAATGCCCCGCATAATGTGATAGCACTGCTTTAACTCACCGTGCCACTCGTAGGTGTTACCACGCATGTGACCGTGTGGACATTCTACGCCCTGCACCGCCTCTCCACAGACCGAACACTCCACACGATGGGGGATCTGACCGATGGACACGGTGAGGAACCTGCCGTCCATCACCATCTCCATGACGCGCCGGTCGAATAACAGCGCGTCTACCTCCAAATAACCTTCCTTGCGACCGCGTCCCTTACGAACAACGCGGGCATCCACCACACGACCCACGGGAATCGGCATATCCGAAGATACCAGTGAATTGCCGGTCGTGCGGTGGTCCAACATGATAGGAATAGGATAGGGCTTCAACGCAGTGATGTAACCCTTACTGACACCGTCGCCCTCCAACTCCTCAACGGGATAGAAGGTCTTGTTGCGGGTCACCTTGTTCGCAGTGATGGCACGCATGCGCACCCTCAAGGCAGGAGACGTGGAACCCGCCTCCTCCTGTACTATCCTCGAATACTCCCGTCGCACAGAACGCATGTCCGACAGGGACAATATCATCTGTTCACGTATGAGGTCCATTACTCTGCCACACCCTCCAAATCGCGTTGTCTCAGACGTGTCGGCGAATCCTTCGGCGGACGCCCGCGCGGAAGATCCGAGTCGGAACCCCTTAACGAAGAACCCGCACGACCTATCCCAAGCTGGAACTGTAACCTCAACGGCTCCAACAGCCTGGGCATGTGGACACGCCAAACGTAGCTGTCCTTATCATCAAACTCGCCATCTAACTGCATCATTCTGCGAGCTTCGGACAGGGTAATAACACCCTGTGAATACAGGTTGCTGATAACCGTATACAACCGTAACACGTGACGGGAATCGGGCTCGCCGAACTCTACACGAACCGCATCGGTGCGCTCCCAGTCCGCCTCCAATAACAACGGATTCAGAACATGCTCGGATAACTGGTGACCAAACTCACGCTGAATGGAACGCACCAGCATCCTTAAGTGCAGATCCAAAGTATCCGCATCTGGATCGGGAACCCTGTGCCCGATAAGCACCTCATTCAAACCCAAACCGGAATAAGCGCGCTTGGTGAAATAATCCAGATAAGGCTCCGCACGAAGCGCTAAACTCTCAGCTCCAATTACGCGAACCTCTTGACCAGGCATTGTAACCAGTACCGCATCACTGGACATCTGGTTAATCGCTTCCACTACCTTCTCCATATCCGGGCGGATGGAGGACGTGCCGTTTGTTAGATCAGGCATGGTAATGTGTATCTTCGGATTCACAAACCGGTGCATCATACGAAGCACCTCTTCCTCCACCTGTCTTAAACCGCGCACATCCTCAACCGCACCCAAAAGGAACGGGACACCGTAGACGCTGTCCAG